TTTCCCTATGTAGGTCCCGAGCCATCGATTCGAGGTAGGACTTTATATATTCCAATACAATTTTGGTTTATGAATTCTCCTAAAATGGCTTTACCTATTAACGCAATACAGTATGCAGATATACAAATTGAATTAACACTTAGACCTGTATATGAAATGTTTACGATCAATGATGTCTCTATATCAAAAACTGATGGATTTATTAGAGAACCGATACAACCTAATCCGCGAAATGATCTGCATTCACTCTATCGTTTTTTACAGATACCTCCAACCATAGGATTAAATTCAGATGATTATGGTAATAAAATGACAGGATGGAATGATGATTTACATCTATTGATTACCTGCGCATTTCTAACTGATGAAGAAAATGCTGTATTTAGGTCAAAGGAACACAGATATCTTATTAAAGATGTTAAAGAGGATGTTTTTCATGAAATTACTGGTAATAAACGCGTCAAATTAAACACCAACGGTCTTGTCTCAAGTTGGATGTGGTTTTTTCGTAGAAGTGATGTTTATCTTCGCAATGAATGGTCAAATTATACAAACTGGTTTTATAATACCCGAATTCCATTTGATGTCATTGAAGCTCCAGTAGTTAGTACACTTAATATTAATAATCAATTGATAGGTCCTGGTAAAGATTTTACAACCATACCTGATTACACATCTGACATATCGGGAGCATATCAGTTATTCTCTACTAATTATTATATTAATCCTTTTCAAAATAATAATAATATTAAAGACATTATGACCTCGATGTCAATCATATTTGATGGTAAATATAGAGAAACTAATTTCCATTCAGGAGTTTATAATTTAATTGAAAAATACAAAGGAAGTAATAGTCTCTCCAAGGATGGATTATATTGTTATAATTATGCATTAACCACAAGCCCATTCGACTTACAACCATCAGGCGCAATTAATTTGAGTAAATTTAAAACGATTGAATTGGAAGTAACAACGATTGTTCCAGAAGTAGATCCATCTTCTAATTTTAATGTGATTTGTAATACAGAAGGACAGCCAATCGGAACAGTCCAAACATCCTCTCTTTATTTATATACTTATGATTTATACTTTATTGAAGAAAGATATAATGTTTTAAGAATAATTGGTGGACATGCCGGATTAATTTATTCGAGATAATTCAAGAAACCTGCGGTTTCCTGAGACCTTCCCTTTAATGGGGGTTTAAGATATGAATTCATTTGAAATTAGACCTTCCCTTTAATATTCAAGAAACCTACGGTTTCCTGAGACCTTCCCTTTAATAAGGGAAGAATTCATTAGGAAGATGGTTCTTAAGGATCAAAGACATTTAAACTTGAGACCTTCCCTTTAACATGAGTCAAGGAGGGGTCATAGGGGAACCTTGGTTCCCTTACCCTTATTTTAAAAGATATTGAGTATCCATATTGTTAAATGATGTTTGTCTGCAATTACCCGATCGAGGGCATTCATTCGATCCAAACATATCTGCATGATAGGAACCATCTCTTGAAAATCCTTCAATTGTGCTATATCCTAATCCGTATGAAATAGCACAAAATAAAATGATTGAAATAAGAAATAATTCTATACGCATTATAAAATAATAATATATATTAAATTATGACAACCAATTCAAATCCTGTTGTTTTTGTAGTGCCTCTTACAGGTTATAATCCAAATAAATCTTTACCCAAGGATGGTGAATTAACTACTGAAAATATAACCTATTTTGGAACAGATACTACTAATATTGTGATTCCAGCAGGAGTAACATATAATAGTAATTCTTCTACAAATTATCAAAGTAAATTTACCGGATCGTCTGATAATTCTAAAAAGTTTACGATTGAATTTCCTGCAAATACAGTTGATATTACAAGTAGTGTCTCCGGATCAAATTATACAGCGATATATCAAACCCCTTCTAAGATACAATATAAATTTACAGGTGTAATATCGAACTACACAAAAACAACTTCTGGAAGCACTGCAACTGTAGCCACGGGTCTTATTGATATTGTTCCTGTAAGTAATTCAAGTAGCAATGTTAAAACAAATACCAATTACACGCCCGAATCTCTTGAAAAAATGGTAAAGGAAAAGGCCGACGCTGCAGGAAAGGATGTTGCAAGTAACATTGAAAAGGTAATCTATGAGAACTTTAATCAGAATTTTCTGAATCTAATCTACACGGTTTTAAAGGATTTCCTGGTTATTATTGTGATGTGGTTGATTATTTTGAGTCTCGGCGTATGGGGAACAGTAGATAAGGATTTTGTTCACCCGATCGATGTTACCAAATACCCTTATACTTACAATGACGGAGACACAATTAATAATCTAACCGATTTCATACCAACTGAGTCTGGAGTTTTTTGTGGAAAATTAGATACTACTGAAATATCTAAAATATCCACCACACTCCGAGACAAACTTCAAAAGGATCCAGAATTAAGAGAGAAGTTGCAATTCATTAATCCAACTATGGCCGAGATTACACAAAAAAACGTATATACGACTTCAAAGAAAATGCATTCTTCCTGTAGCCAAACAGGTAGTTATAGTAATGCTTTATCTGTATTTCTCTATTGGCTAAACTATCTTATTTTCACACAAACTGTATTTCAAAATTATATATTAAATGGATTTCATTCTATATTAAATTCTGTTGTAAAAATTACATCAGGTATATTTAATTCTGAAGGTTATGCTGCAAGTATTGCCTTAGCGATTCTCATCTTTTTCATGATGCAAGCAGTACAACCTACCCTTGATATGATTCAAAAATTGATTCTTAAAAAGAAAACAATATCTGGTGATAGAATTGATAAACCAGAAAATGTATTTATTTACGCTGGAATGAGTGCATTATCCGTGGTTCTTTTTATTGCTATACCCATGTTTTTTATCTTGTTTATGGTTGGATTACTAGGACATGTTCAAAGTATTCTTCGTATTATTTTTGAATCCAATTCGGTTGAATGTGCATTTTTGTCTGTAATAACCTTAACTGCTACGGTTGTCTCCTTTTTTCAAGTGCTAAGTTTTATGATCACAAGAGGAACCAAACTCATTTCCATTTCAGCCGTTGAGGAACAGATTACGAAACTTTTAAATTTTTCTAGTCTTTATAAAATAATTTCAAATGGAGCTGGCGTAGGAATTCCATTGGCACTTGCTTTACTAAGTGCATTTGTTATTTCTTTTAGAATTCTATATACTTGTTCGTATGTATTAAAAAATAACATAGAACTTCTTAAGAATTTGTCTCCGGCCATTATGCTTCTCTTATTTTACTACTTATATATTCATGTTAAAAATATATTAGGAACCGTTCAAGCCTATATCACGATAGGAGTTATATCTTTTTTTGGATTTTACTTTTTAACTAAGAAATAAATTTAACTAAGAAATATTAAAATGAATTAAATAACTGACACTTTAATCTATAATGACTAAAAAATCTAAAAAAACTCTTCCACGTGTAAGTATTTGCACACCTACATTCAATCGGCGTCCATTTTTTAAAGGATTGATCGCATGTGTAATGGCTCAAAAATATCCAAAGGAATTGATTGAATGGATTATTGTAGATGATGGGACGGATAAAATCGGCGATCTTGTCTCGGATATTCCATTTGTAAAATATGTCGCGGTTGATGAAAAAATGAGCCTTGGAAAAAAAAGAAATTTTATGCATCAACAATGTTCATTTACTGAAGATAACGCCATTATTGTTTATATGGATGATGACGACTATTATCCACCCGAACGAATCTCTCATTCTGTAGAAAAACTTACAGGGTCAAATGCTTTATGTTCTGGTGCAAGTGAATTATATATTTGGTTCAATACCCTTAATAAGATGTATAAATTTGGTCCCTATGGACCCAACCATGCAACCGCGGGAACATTTGCATTTAAACGTGTTTTACTAAAGTCATCTGAATACGAGGATAGTGCGGTATTAGCTGAAGAGAAACATTTCTTAAAAAATTACACCGTTCCTTTCATTCAATTAGATCCACTTAAAACAATTCTGGTATTTTC